TTGTAGACTTTAAAGAGGTTGGTAAGTCCTTTACTTTAAATAAAGAGGTTTGGGCAAAAGCCACAACCGATGCTATGAAGAACGGAAAAGATCCAGCAATTGTTGTAGTTATTGGCGAGGGTAATTCTAAGGTTAGACTTGCCATAATTGAGATGAGTATTTTAGAACAACTTTCAGAGGATGGTGTATAATAGTATTATGGACACAGGACACGCACCGAAAAACGAAATAAAGCCACACATCATAAAGGGCTTCTTTACAGAAGAAGAACTAGAGGTAATACTTGCAATAGTAAAATACCAAAAAAATGCTAAAGATTTATCAGCATTCCATGCTCCACTTATTCTGCCAGAGTTATCTAGAATGCAAATAGAACTTATGTATCCACCAAGCATACAGTTCAAACTTGAATCTTTTGCATCAAATCTGGTTGGAGAAGAAGTATTTATGTCTCACAACAGTTATTTAAGTTATACGAAAGAGCATGATACTTCAACAAATCCAAAATTACCAGTACACTACGATTCAGATAATTATTTTACAAAATTGACAATGGACTATCAACTAGATAGTAATATTGATTGGCCCATAGTCATTGAGAATGAAAGTTTTAATCTTCAGTATGGCGATCTTCTTCTATTCTGGGGTGCTGGTCAGGCACACTGGAGAGAGCCTGTATGGTTTAAAGAAGGAGACAAGACAGAAGTTTTGACAATGCATTTTGCAACAAGAAAAGATTTTGAAGAACTAAACAATGTTTCTCGTGATCCAGAAAAAAGAAAAGAAAGATTAGCAAAGTGGCAAGCAGATCCAGTATTTGCACAATACAATAAAGAGTTTTTTGAAAAAGAAGATGCATTCACAAACTTTAAAATTATTAGCAAAGGATAATAAATGCAAAACGAAGGCACAACAATAGACATGGTAAATGGTCTTGCAGAAATTGCAGACTACATGGAAGATGAAGAATTAACTACGGCTCTTACATTTATTGCTAAGATAATCATTAAGCCAGACATTCCTTTAAATGTGGCACATATAGAAATTGTAAGGCTTCAAGCAATTGCAGCAAAAATGGCATTTAAGGCAACATGGATGGCCAATGTTGACAAGTCAGATCGAGGAAAGAAGAATCTTTATTATACGGCAGCAGAGTCGTTAAATAACTTGGTGTCCGCACTAAAATACATAACACGCTAATCTGCTATACTTATAACCAATAGAAACGAGAAAATAATGACGAAGAATTTGCTGCATACTGTAATGATAAAGCCAGAAGAAAAACCAATTCACCCCATAGATATAGCGGGGCTTGAAGCAAAAATTAAAGAAGGATACACGATTACTCGTGTAGATAAACACACAACAAAGAAAACTTTTGCTCCATCAACTATTGCTTATGGTCACGGTGAGTGTGCTAGATATTGGTACCTTGCTTTTGATGGCCAGATGTTTGAAGATAATGCAGACGCATATGCATCAGCCAATATGAGTGCTGGAACTCTGTCACATGCACGAATTCAAAATGCAATGTTAAACGCTGGGATGGTAAAAGTTTATCGTGATGAGAATAACGAAGCCACTACAGAGTTTAAGATTATAAATCAAGACCCTCCTATCTTTGGATATGGCGATGTTATGTTTGATTGGCAAGGCCAAGAACTCATTGGTGAAATTAAAACAATGATGAACGAAGGGTTTGAATATAGAAAGGCATCAGGCAAGGCCAAGACTGGTCATTTGATGCAACTACTTATCTATATGAAGATCTTAAAGAAACCAACAGGTGTCATGATTTATGAAAATAAAAATAATCATGAACTTCTTTTGATACCTGTAGATGTAAACGATCATTACCGTCGGTGGGTAGACCAGGCATTTGATTGGATGAGACTAGTTCGAAAGACATGGGAAGACAGAACCCTGCCAAACAAAAACTATAGATCAAACTCCAAGATATGCAAGTCATGCCCAATTAAAAAAGCATGTGAGTCTGCAGGTCCAGGCGTACTAAAAATAGCGCCCTTGGAGATTCTCGGTGAAGAATTGTAAGTTTTGCGATAAAAATTTTGAGCAGTCAGTATCTTATCAAATATATTGTTCTGCAAATTGTAGAGATCTAGCAACAAAAGAAAAAATTGCTGAAAGATATTTACATTCAAAAAGACAAAAAAGAAGAGGTAAGACAAGGCTCTGCAAGTCTTGCTCAACACCTCTATCAATATACAATGACGACTCCATATGTTCTTCTTGTGCAGTAAATCCAGATGCAGTAAACAAAGCAATTAAAGAAATAAAAGGAAAACTAAATGGTAAAAAATAAGTGGGGTCTAGAAGTAAAGCCACATAAAATTTGCGCTATTGACGCTAGTACAAACAGTCTTGCCTTTGCATTATTTTCTGGAGATGATCTTGAGTCTGTAGGGAAAATTAATTTTGAGGGCGAAGATGTATATCAAAAGGTTATGGATGCTGGCAAAAAAGTAAAAGCCTTTTTTGATATATACGGTGGATTTGAAGCAATAATTATTGAGCACACGGTGTTCATGAATAGTCCTAAAACTGCTGCAGACCTTGCTTTAGTTCAGGGGGCTATACTTGGGTCTGCAGGTCAGACTGGAACAAAGATTATTGGAAAAGTTTCCCCAATCACTTGGCAGAACTATATAGGGAATAAAAAAATATCTAAAGATGAGCAACTCTATATTCGCTCACAGAATCCTGGAAAGTCTGTTTCCTGGTACAAAACCTATGAAAGAAACCTTCGTAAAGAAAGAACTATAAAGTTTATTAATACAATCTATGATAGAACTATTACTGATAACGATGTCGCAGATGCTTGTGGTATTGGGCACTGGGCTCTAAAAAACTGGGGGAAAGCAATTGGAGTTGACAAATAGCACCATGGCTGCTAAACTATATACAAGTGAGGCTTTTATGCGTAAAAGATATCTTATGGATAAGAAGACTCCAGAAGAGATTGCAAAGGAGTGCGGAGTTAGTCTAGAGACTATTTACGTATACCTTGCTAAATTTGGATTAAGGAGGTCGAAACGATGAATAGAGTTGAAAAAGCGTTGGTAGCAATTGCTGTCACAGGCGCTGTTGGTTTTGCTTTTGCCTTTGCTGCGCTAAAAGGAATTCCAGAATCATTTGATTGGGAACTTGATGAAGAGGAATCCTATGAGTGACAATCTAAACATAACAGTTGATCAAGTTAATAATCCCTTACACTACACATCAGACCCATCTGGTATTGAGTGCATTGAGATAACTCGTCATCGTAATTTTAACATTGGTAATGCCTTTAAGTATCTGTGGAGAGCAGGGCTTAAAGATGAAGCAAAGACTATACAGGATTTAGAGAAGGCAATCTTTTATATCAAGGATGAAATAAATAGGCTAGAGGGAAAATATGTCAACTGAAGATGATCTAGTTAAGCACCTTGATCAAGTAAATCAGGTAGTAGAAGAATACCTTAAGGGTAATGACCCAACCGTAATCTCTAAGCAACTTTCAATACCAAGACAAAGAGTAGTAACTCTTATCAATGAGTGGAAAGTAATGGCATCTGCTAATGATGCTATCCGTGCTCGTGCTAAAGAAGCACTTGCTGCTGCGGATACACACTACAGTAAGTTAGTGTCTCGCACATACGAAGTTATTGACGAAGCATCAATGACAAACAATCTTAGCGCAAAGACTGCTGCAATTAAACTTGTCATGGATATTGAGTCTAAGCGTATTGATATGCTACAAAAGGATGGTCTGCTTGAGAACAAAGAACTTGCAGAAGAAATGATGGAGATTGAAAGACGACAAGAAGTTCTTGTTTTAATATTAAAAGACATTGCATCTGAGTATCCACAGGTTCGTGATGAGATTATGCGTAGACTTTCTTCATTTGCAAAAGACAACGAGGTGATTACAGTTGTCCACGACGTTCAATGATTTTCTTGAAGTACTCAAAGACAACCATTTTCAAGAGACACCAGTAAACGCAAAGACATTCGTTGAGGGTGAAGCATACCTTGGTCAGCCTGGACTGTCTGATATTCAGTACGACATTGTAGAGGCAATGAGCCAGATCTATCGCAAAGAAGATCTCATTGATATTATGGGAGAAGAAGAAGGCACAAGGTATTTTGAAAAATATACCAAGAATGAGATTATCCTGCAACTGGGCAAGGGATCTGGAAAAGACTTCGTATCAACAGTAGCATGTGCATATATTGTATATAAACTATTGTGTTTAAAAGACCCAGCAAAATACTTCGGTAAGCCAGCAGGAGATGCTATTGATTTAATTAACGTTGCGATTAACGCACAGCAGGCTAAGAATGTTTTCTTTAAAGGTTTTAAATCAAAGATTGAAAGATCTCCATGGTTTGCTGGAAAGTACTATGCAAAAGCAGACTCTGTTGAGTTTGATAAATCTATAACAGTTTACTCTGGTCACTCAGAGCGTGAGTCACATGAGGGTTTTAACCTTCTTCTTGCAGTGCTTGATGAGATCTCTGGTTTTGCATCTGAAGTTGGAACAGGTAATGAACAAGGAATGACTGCT